TGGCCCCATGAACCGGGCCCAAGACGAAGAACTGCGCGTCCTCGTGGCCACCTATGCGGCCCTCCGGGAGCATCATCGCAAGGCCGTTGCTGACCGCGCGCCCGGGCCCGTCTGCCGTGACCTTCGGGAAGAAGTCGAACGCGCCGCCTGCATGACGTGTGACTTTCTTGCGGACGTTGTCGGAGGGTGGCGTGCTTGAGGAACAGGCCGCGCGGAACTTCGCCGCACACTATGAAGGTTCGGAGAACTGGAACTGCGTGGTAGCCCCGGCCGGGGCGTTTGCTGCTGCGCTGGCCTCCGAACTGCTCAAGTCAACCGGCTGGACCGCGCCCGCCGTTTGGTTCGCCGTTGACGTCGTCTGCCTAGACGCCGACAGGTTTGAACGGTCGCAATACCAAGGGATCACGGTCCGGTCCTTCGGATCATGGAGGGTGGCGGTATGGCTCAAGTGATGTGGAAGACCCGCACGGAACGTCTCCCGGAAGAGGTGGCGCGCGGGTTGGTGGGCGCGGCCTGTGCGGAGTCCGAAGCCGTCGACGGGCTGTGCGCCGTCTACGGACGGAACGCCTTAGCCGCTGTGCTCTCCGAGGTGGACGTACCTGTGGAGGTGGCGGCTATGACGCTCGCCCTCTTCCGGGCTGGTGAGACCCGCGCTTGGGTGGACGTGTTGGACGCCTCTGCCCAAGTCCGTCTGCTTCAAGTCATGGGGCCGGAGCTTGACGAAGTCTTTGGAGAAGGCACAACCAAGAGCCTGTTGAGGGCCAAGAGGGGGAAGAATGGAAAGTGAAGACGTGTTCCTCATTGACAAAATGGCCGCGCGTGAGCGTCTTTGCGTGGTCGCCTACATTTACCAAGCCGCCGCCGAAGCCACGGGGGAAGCCTCCGTGGAACTGATGGAGCTGGCCAGCGCGATCTTGTCCGGGGCTCACGATCCCGAGCTGGAAGCGCGCATGCTGCGTGACTCGTGAAGCGACAGGTCCTAGACGCCCTCAAGGGTGCGCCGGACGGGGACGGCTACGGGCTCGAAGACCTCTGCCTGATGCTGGACCTCGACGCGAGGACCGTGTCAGACGACCTTGCGCGCCACGAGAAGTCCGGCCGGGTCGTTGAACGGGAGGGCGTTTGGTATGCCTGCGACACGCCGATCCGTCCGAAGCCCGCCATCGCGAAGGGGCTTCGTGATGCGCCGGTGAACGTGGCCGTGGAGGGGGAGATCCTAGACGCACAGATCCAAGTCGAAGCGTGGACGCGCCACCTTCGCGCCCTCCAAGCGTATCACCGCGCCTTGGTGAAGCGGTGAAGCCCGGGGACCGTTGCCCCAAGAGGGGCTGTGGTGGCGTGCTGCGCGTGCGCATGGACGTCCCGCGCGTCGGCCCGGGGATCTTGGAGTGCTCCGCGCGCCCGTTCGTCTCGCCCGTGGAGCTGGCCCGCTTGCCCGAGGACGAACCCGGCCCCGTCACCCACACGTGGTTACTGTGGCGCAACGAAGACGGAGGGCTGTCAACGTGAGACGCTACCTTGTAGAAGCGGGCCGCGTGGTGCGTGAGCTGGCCCCGGGCGAGCGTGCCACGGTTGGACAGGTCCTCCGGACGGCCCGCGCGGTGATGCCCTCTGCGCGCGTCTGTAAGGTGCCCACGGGAGCCCGCCCGCGCGCCGACCTCTACTTACACCCGGTGGACCTTGCGCGCGTCCTGCGGGCCGCTGGAGGCCTCTCCGTGCGTGCTTGGGTTGCGGACGCTCTAGCGTCTGCCGACCTCGCCACGCTGCGCGTGCGCTTGCTGCATTTGGACTTCGACGGAGGGGTGGCCCGAACCTCCCTACCGCTGATCGTGACGGACGCTCGCCACGCGGAGCTCTTGGACGTTGCGAAGGGGGTAGGCCTGCCGTTGCAGTCGGTGGCCCGCATGGCGATCCAAGTCGCCCTTGAGCGTGACTGATGCGCCGGACGCCGTGCTTTGAGTGCGGCGGGCCTGCGTCGACAGATCACCACGTCGTGCCACGGTCACGCGGAGGACGTCATACCGTGCCCCTCTGCGAGCGGTGCCACGCGCTGGCGCATGACGCATCCTTGGTGGCCCTGTCGTCGGCCGGACGGCAACGCGCCAAGGAACGTGGCGACTACCAAGGGGGACGCCCGCCCTTCGGTTACCGGCTTGAGGCTGGCGACCTCGTGGCGGTGGAGGCTGAACAGCGGACCATTGCGCGGATCGGTCAGCTCTACTTGGACGGCGCGACGGCTTACGCGATCTGCGTGGCGTTGGAGCGGGAGGGTCACAGACCGCGCGGGGCTCGTTGGAACCCGGGGATCGTGATCCGGATCCTCACCCGTCTTGGCTTGTGGTCCCGCTCTTCTTGACGAAGGTCTCTGCCGCGTCGACGCCCCGCTCCACCACGGGGAGGGCCGACTTGGCGAGCTCAAGGGCGCGCTCGAGGACGGCCACGGTCCGGATCAACCCGTCGCGGAGGAAGTAGCCCAAGGCAAGCAGGGCCGCAGAGACCGGGCCTTCCCCGAGCTCCAGCGACACGCCCGGCAAGACAGGCTCCCCGGTGGCCTCTTGGGCGAGCGCGCCGCCACAAGCCGCAAGGAAGAAGCCGCCCGCCAAGACGGCAAGGAAGCGACCCGCCCGAGGGGCCACCGCCGAGAGGACAAGAAGCACGCAGCACAGGGTGGCGACGGCGATCATTTTGGACTCCACGGGGACGCGCCTGCGTCGGTGATCTTGAGAAGTTGCAGGCGGTTCTTCCTGCCGAGCGCGTAGGACACGTGGATCCAAGCCCCGCCGCCCTTGCGTTCTACGATCAGCTGATCGTATTCGGTGGCGCAAGCGATGATCGCCCGGGCCACGTCTTCAACCTCCATGCCGTCAACCTTGATGTCTGCCGCTTCGCCGCGCATGTGCTGTGACGTCTTGGACCCGCCAACCGCCGCGTTGACGGCCGGGCTACGGTATGCGCTGTTGACGCGGACGGGCTTGCCGAGGTGCCGCCGGAGCGGGTCAAGGACTGCCGCGCAGAGGGCCACGAGGGCCGCTTGTTCGTCTTCGCCCGGGTCGTTTGTGGGCGCGCGTGACGTGACCGTGAGCTCTGCCCACGTGAAGTACTGACCGGGCCTTTCGGTGATCATGCGGGCTTCCCCTTCTTGGCTGCGCGGAGGTTGGCGAACACGGGCCGCTTGCGCCACGGCTTCGGCTTGATGTCCGCGCACGCCTGCCGGATCACGAGGGCCAAGGCAGTCGCTCCCGTCGCAAGGTCGGCCGCGTCCTCTGCGTCGACGTAGGGAAGATCGTCGAAGACCTCACGGCACAGATCGTATATTTCCGCTTCCAGCTGGTACGGATCGTTGGTGGAGCGGAGCACGTCCGGGAGGTGCTCCACGAGGTCCGTCACGACGTCCGCAAGGAAGTCTGCCGGACGCGGAAGGATCGCGCGCAAGACGCCATTCAAGAGCGGAAGCATGCGAACCCCCTAGGCGAGAACGGTAACCTCTACCACGTCCGTCCGGCTACCGTCGCGGGTGATCCGGGTAACGATCACCGGGCCGCTCACGCCTTCGTCCGGAGCCTCTAGGGTGATGCAGTCCCCGACCTTGAGCTCACGCGAAGCCCCGAGCCCGTAGAGGGTGGCGTCCACGGCAAGCTCCCCGCGCCGCCTGTCGACGGCCCGCCGCCGGAGCCAATCGCGCGCCACCAACCGGGCCACGTCCGGGTCTCCGATCAGCGCGGCTTCCTGTCGCTCTGTGATGCGCCCGAACCGTTGGGCCGAGAGTTGGCCCCACGCCCACCCGTCCGCTTGGTAAGTTGCGTTGTAGGCCATGGCGTCAGAGTAACGGTTAGGACCGAACCCAAGGTTGAGCGCGGTAACCACGTCCCCGCCGTCTCCGGACGCGAAGACGAACCGGGACGTCACAGCGACTTGGTTCCCGTCCGTCAGCGTGAACCGTGGTTGGGCGAGCTCCGGATCCAGCTCCACGTAACGGAACCCAACGCCGTCAAGGTTGGAGACAAGGTACACCGGGAGGTAAGCAAGAACCCCCTCCGCGAACAGCCGCCACGCTGGCGCAACGTCGTCAATGACTCCGTCAAACGTGTAACGGCTCAAGACGTGCTCCACCGAACCGAGCCCCGAAGGGTCAACCCGCGTCCCCTGCATGCGCGACAGGAACCAGTCAAAGACCGCCGGGCCGCTGCCGTCAAAGCCGGAGCTGGTGCCAGCAAACGAGAAGAACCAATCCTTCTGTGAAGCGTCCGGATGGCTTACCCAATCGCCTTCAACGATGGACGCGCCCGACAAGTCAACCGTCGTGACCTCCGTGCCTGCGCTGTCTTCCATGACCTCGATCGCGAACTCTTCCCAAACGTTCTCATCCTTGTTGTTCTTCTTCGGCCCGTAGATCCACACGGTCCCCGGGCTGCACGCATGGCCCGCCACGAGGACGCGCGGAACAACTGAGTCAACCGCCAGCGCATAGCCGCAAGGGAACTTCCCGCCGCCACGAGTGCGGCCCGGGTTGCCGAACACGATCGGGTAGATCCGGCCCTCGGACGTCGTGACGTAGTCCGTCCACGTGTCCTCCGACGTGGCATAGGCCGCCTCGTAGACTTGAAGTCGAACGTCCCTTCGGAGGAAGACGAACCAAAGCGAAGACTCGATCTTCTTCGCGTTGGCGCGGTCTGCCTCGATCTGCGCGTTCCGCTCTGCGCGGTAGTCCACGGTCTTCTGCACGTCGATCCGCGTGACCTCCGCAACGCTCACCGAAGGGATCGGCGTGGAGTCAAACGCGACGGCGTCCTCGAGGGTGATCGTGGTGGGCTCGCCCGCGCGTCCGGGCGTCATGCCGCGCGCAATGCCACGCGCAACGATGCGGTCCCCTGCGTTGACGCGCACGTAACAGGTGGACGGGTGGTGGCCGTCTCCGATGAAGGCACAGACGTTGCCGAGGTGGACGGAGACGCTCACGCGCCGGGGTTCGTAATAGGCCGGATCTGCGAGATCCAACGCATCAGTAAAGCTCACGAGCTCGCCTTCCACGGTCCAGCTCTTGCCGTCCCAATCCACGAAGACCGTAAGCCCGCCGCTCATGTGAGCTCCGTAATGGTCAGCGTCCCGAGCCTCACGACCTCGTTGCGCTGCTCTTCGCCGCTGCCCGCGTGGTCGATCGTCCAAGTCGGATCAAGCGTGCCAACGATGCTCCCGAGCTGCCGCCCTGCGAGCATGCCGAAGACGCCCGCCGAACCGAGGATCGCGCGGGAGTAGAAGGGACAGTAAGCCACGGGAGTCCCGCTTGCCGCCCACCTGTCAACGAGGGCGCGCAACGTGCTGGCCGCTTCCCCGCGACTGTATGCGGCCGTCCCGCCGTTGGTGAAGGCGACGAAGTCCGGGTTGGCCACGCCGCTTGGAGGGCTGGCGATCCACGCTCCGATACCGTCCCCTTGGACTTGATCAAGCATGTCTGCGGACGCCTGCCACGTCAGCGTGACCACGCGCTCCGAGGGTGCCGCCTGCTCTGCCCACCGCTGGCCGTTCTCGCCACGGAAGCCACGAGAGTAGCCCGTGAGCTGCTCTGTGGTGTCCAGCCCGTGAGCCTCCCCGAGCAGGTACGCTTCCCCGGCCAAGAGCTTCCAGTTGTAGAAGCCTTCGGGCGGGTTGCGGTCTGCCGCGTTGGTGCCGAGACGCAGCCGGAACCCAACCGGGTTGAAGCTCGTGGGCGCGCGGACAAGGTAGACGGCGCGCGGCCATGCGATCCGCCATGTGCCGCCGGCGTCCTCCGTGTCGTCTCCGTCGAACACGATCGTGGTCGTGCGGTAGGTTGCGCCCGAAGCGTTGCCGAGAACGCCCGCCGTATTGGACAAGATCCGGCGACTGTTCTGCGAAGCGTCAACGACCCAGCCGCCCGCAAGCTCGTCCTCTTGGACGAAGAATCCGCCGGAGCCCGTGCCCGTGGTGGGGTAGAGCGTGGCCCCAACGCGCGTCATGGACTTTGAGACGTAGCGGGCCAACGTGTCCGAGCTTCCCCACCCGCTCCCGTCGTGCCATTGTAGGCTTACGTTGTCGGACGTGTCGCCGTCCAGCACGATCAAGAACGCTTGGCTTCGGAGCTTGACGGCCGCGCCGTTGGTGCCGTCCAGCTGGTAGGCGATCCCCACCTCGTCCGCGTTGACGGTGCGCCACGTGGTCCGAGGGCTTGGGCTGTCTGCCGTCCAGCCAAGTGCGGAGATCGGGTAATCTGCGTCAATGTCAGACGTCCACGTCTCGCCCATGTAGCCCGGCCCGCCAACGGCCGAGACGCGGAAGCCGTTGTTCACGTAGGCCGGACGGCCGTTGAAGGCGCGGCCCACGAGAAAGCCAAAGACAAGGGCGTCTGACGTGGCAAGCCCCGTCCCTGCGTTGCCGAACCAAACGGGAGGGGCCCCGGAGGACTTCACACCGAGCGTGGAGTAACGGTAAACAACGAAGTCAAAGTCAGCCGGAATGGACGCCGCGCGCCGACCGTACAAGCGCAGCTGGTTGGCAACGACGGCCGTGGCCGTGCCGAGGTTCGTCGTGCTCCCGAGCTCTGCCCAAACGCGCGGTTCGTCGTTGCCCTCCCCGGCAAACCGCCAGAACGCGCGCGCGGACTTCTCCTTGTGCCAAAGCTGGACCTCGATGCGCCCGCCGCCGTAGTCGTACCCTGCGATCTCTGTGCCGCTGCTCATGTCGTAGAGGCTGACGCGGGTGGAGCTCACGCGCGCTTGGGCGATGTAGGTGTTCGCGCCCACGGTGTGCTCTGAGTCGTGCCGCGCCGTTCCTGTGGTGACCTCCACGTCAAAGCACGCAGCGCGCTCCCGGTTGTTCGTCGTCGTGAGGGTGGACCATTGAACCACGCCGTCGACGCCTGCCGTGTTGCTCGCACGGTACGCGCCGTTGGATCGGCCAACCGCCCCGGCTCCGCTGACGAACTCCGTGTAGACGACAGACGGCGCAACGTCCGGAACGAAGTCAAGGTTCCACGAGACGCGCGGCCCCTCCACGCCCGAGGGCCCATCGTAGACCTTGCCCGAGCTGATCCGGGGCATGCTCGCCACCGCCGAATAGCCGCCCACGTCGACGCGCACGATCCCACCTTCGGACGCATGCGCCGCGAAGGCCACCACGCGATCCCTCCACGGGACCGCCGAGAGGAACCGGGGACCGTAGGTGCGCCCCGCAAGAAGCCGCCCGTAGTCCGTCCAGCTCTGCCCGTCGTCCACGCTGATCGCAACGAGCGTTCCGCGTGCGTAGGAAAGATCCGTGTCGATCGGGTCCGGCATGAAGAGCCACAACCGTCCGTCGTCTGTTGCGCTCATGGCGAGCGACTGCAACAAGCGACCGTTCGCCGAAGCGGCGCATTGCTCAAACGTGGCCACGGCGTCTTGAGCTGACAGGGTCATTCCCGCCGACCCGATCCGCTTCACGACCACGTCCGTGCTCTTGTCATAGGCCACGAGGAACGCGCCGCCTGTGGTGGCAACGGCGGTGTCATAGATCGTGGCGGCTGTGTCGATCTCCCCGACTTGCGCGAAGACCGCGCCGTCGATGCTCCAGTATTGCAGCGTCCCGACAAGAAGCAGCCATTGACCGCCGGTGAAGGCAACCTTCAGCCCGCCCGCCAGTGAGAAGGCAACGGCTGAATAGTCGATCGGGGTGGCGAGTGCTGCGGGGCTTGCAAGGCGGAACTCTGCGTCCGTCAACGCGGAGTCGCCCGGAGCGGTCCACACGGCGACTTGGAGAAGACTGTCTTCGTAGCCGATCGAGTAGAACAGGTGAACGTAACCGTCCGCCCCGAGGGCCAGCGCACAGCGGTTGTCCTGTGTCGTGTAGCCGATCGTGTCAGCCGCCGCCCAACCCGTGTCCGGGCTCCACTTCTGAACCTTCACGGCGTGGCCGTAGGTGCCGATGATCCCCGTGCTGTTCACGATGTAGGCGATCGCCAGCCCGCCGTCCGGGAGGGCCACCGAACACAGAGAGTAAACGTCATTCGTCGTGACGCCGTTCCCGTCCTTGACGACGGCCGTGGAGGCCACGACAGACGGTTCATCGTAGCCCACCGAGACCCGATCCCCGTTCTCGTCCGTCACGTTTGGGCCTTGCCACACGGCCTCAAAGCCCGCCCCACAGACGCCCGGGCGGGAGGTGATCATTTCCACGTTTCGGATCGTGGAGTCAAGCAGGGAGCCCGAAGGCGTCCAGACAACGCGCGTGAAGGTCTGCTCCCCGTTGGGCCGGAAGTAGCCTTGGAACGCTCCGGCCTGCGTGGGCGAGCCCGAGAGCTGATCCCACCAAACCGCCGCGCGCTCTACGTGAGCGGCCAAGAGGGGAAGGCTGTTGGGGGTCTTGTATTCGCTCGCCATGTCAACGCCTCCAGCCAACGGCCCCGGGACGGTTTGCGGAACGGACCGCTCTTGCCAGCGGGACCGTAACCCGCCGATCTTGGAAGTCCGCCACGAGCATCACGTTGGGCGAAGATCCCCCGCCCTGCAACCGCTCCCGCACGGCCTCCGGGCCGCCCGCCGCTGCGACCATGGGGGACGGAACGACGACCTCCCCGCGCCGCAGAATGGCGGGCTGTTCGTCGGTGACAAGGTTGCCTTGCCGCGTGAACCGGCCCACGTGGAAGGTGGGCTGACGTGCCGCAACGATGGCGGCTTGGGTTGCGCCCGTGACGCCAGCGAAGACCGCGCCGACAGGGTTAGGGGGAACCATGGCCAAGAAGCCCACCACGGCCTGCGCGGTCTTGATCGCGATGTCGCCCAAAGCAAACGCCTTGTTGATCGCGAACTGCTTGCGCGCGGCCATGCGGCCCATCTCCGTTGTCGTGTCGTAGCTCTGCGCGTATTCGGCCATCACTTCTTGGATCAGCCCGGAGACTTCGGACGCCGCTTCAAGCCCGACTTGGATCGTGTTGAACAGGGCTTCACGCTGCTTGGCTTGGTTCTCTGCCAAGGCGTTTAGCTCTTCTTCGCGGAGGGCCTTGATCTGCTCGCTGGTCTGCCGCTCCTTCTCCAGCCGCTCCGCGTCCGCTGCGTCTCGCAGATCCTTGACCTTCATCTGATACTCACCGAGGGCCGCCAGCTCTGCCGCTTGGGCTTCGGCCTGTACTTGCGCGTTGCCTTCTTGGGCCTTGGCGAGCTCCCGGATCGCCTCAATCTGCCGATAATACGCGGCCTCCACCTGTTGCTCTTCCGAGAGGAAGTCAAGCTGTCCCCGGTTTTGGATCTCGTAGAGCTGCTCCAGCGTAGCCGCCAGATCCTCCGCTGCCTTGCGCGCCGTCTCCGCTGCCTTGCGCTCTGCCTCTTCGCGCTTCTTCGCCGCCGCCGCGCGGGCCTGCTCTGCCTTGCGCTGCGCTTCCGCCGCACGCCGCTCCGCTTCCGCTTGGCGTTGCCGTTGCGCCGCTTCTGCGCGCGCGCGCCTTGCCTCTGCTTCGCGCTGCTTGGCCGCTTCTTCCGCTGCGGCGTTGTCCGGCTTGGCTTCTTCTTGTTGTTGCGTCAGACCGTAAATCGAGTTTCCGTATTCGTCCACCGCCTGCTTGGTTGCAATGATGCTCGCGGTCTGCTGGAGCCAGTACTTGTTGTAGTTCTCCATGAAGGTGCCGTGCTCTGCTTGCTGCGCGGCCATGATCGCGAACTGATCAACCTCTTTGCGCTCTGCGTCTGTGAGCTGGCCGACTACGCCACGCCGCTTCAAGTCAAGCTCAATTGCCGCCGCCTGCGCGTAGTTGGTCTCAGTAATGGCCGGGGCCAGCTCTTGCGCTTCGGCAAGGGCCAAGAGCTGCTTCGCGTCCGCAAGGGCGCGCGTGCTTTCGTAGCTCCCCTGCATGGAGGACTGAACAGTCTTCAAGGCGTCGTCTAGCGTCTTGCTGTTGAACTCAATGTCATAGAGTCCCTTGACCGTTTCTTCGGCCGCTTCGCGCTGCTTCTGCTGCGACTCGTAGAGGTAGCCGAGGGTCGCCACGAGTCCGGCCAAGGCAAGGCCCGCCGCGCCTGCCGAAAGAGGTAGGGCAGAGAAGACGGCTTCCATGTCTCCGAGCGCGCCGGTCACTTCTCCGATGGTCCCGCCGAAGATCCGCCCAACGCCCTCGATGCCGCTGATCGCGCGGCCTGCGTCCATGGCCCCTTCTGTCGCTTTGCCGGTCGACTCCGTAACTTGCGCCGCTGCCTGCTTGGCTTCCTTGGCCACGGCGTCTAGCCGCTTCTGGAACTGCGCTTCAAGCTTCGCGCCCGCCTTGATCGCTGCCTCTGACGTGACGTCCGGGAGCTTCCCGATCTCCTGCGCATAGGCTTGGATGTTCGCGGTAATGGCGACGGATGCGGTGGCGTTGCGGCTCATGGTCAGAGCTCCCGGGCGATGTTGGAGCCGATCGCGTTGACGAAGTCAATCTTGACCCGGTCAAAGCGGTTGCGGACTAGATCGGACCATACCTTGCGGCCGGGCTTGAAGCCGTCCGTTCTTGGGGTCTCGACGTAGAAGAAGAGCTGACGCTTGCCTTCCTTCTCGTTGCCCTGTTTGGAGTAGGTGAACTTGCGGCCGGGTGTCGTTGGCCCCACCCATTGCTTCCCCCTTCCCCAAGGGATGAAGAAGGTGTAAGGCGCGCCGCTCCCGATCTCCGCGACAACGCTGCTGTCTCTGATCGACACGTTGACGGACAAGAGATCCTTGGACCTCCCGGTCTTGACCGGCCATGCGTCACGGATGCTCTCAAAGTACGGAAGCCAAACGGCTTCAATGGCACCACGGATAGACGGTGCCAAGGCGTCCAAGAGCTCGATGACGGCCACGTTCATTTCAGCGTCAGACGCGCGGATCAGTCCGCGTTGCATCTTCTGTCCCGTGCCCGCACCGAACTTGTAGCCCGCCGTGAGGCGTTCCCATTGAGAGTCCAAGGCCACGAGACCTTGCTTGCCGCCCAAGTCTCTTTGGTTGCCGATCGCTGCGGAGATGCGCTCCGCTTGGCTTGAAAAGTAGGACCGGGCGTCAAGCATGCTTCACCTTCCCACCCAATCCCTTTATCTTGCCGAGCTGCTTTGCGGCTCGCTTGCGGTTTGCCGTCTCGATCTCCACGAACTCCGCAGCGAACAAGAGCGTCCGATCCTCGTGAGACAGGCTGTGCGCCCAAGACGGCCCGTGGCCTAGCCGGATGGACAGACGGATCAACCACAGATCCTCTTGCCCGTCCGGCCCGATCAGTTTCCCGCCAGCTCCTCAGCGGCCGCGTAGTCCGGCAAGAGCGAGAACAGCCAACGCGCCACGTCCGGCCCGACCTCTGCGACGGTGATCGGCTTGACGTTCCGGTGCCGTTCGAGGTGCTCCACGACCCGATCGCCGAACTCGATCAGGTCTTGCCCCGCGTCAGACAACGTCCCCCACGGTGGACGGCCCGCCGTGCCGAGCCCGATCGCCGCGCCGCACAAGGCCAAGAACTGCTCCGGGCTGGCCTTGCTCCACAGAGCGGCCAAACGACGGATCGGGCCAAACAGCGGGGCTTGGGCCTTGAGCTCAAAGCCGGTAAGGTTGATCGTCTCCATGTGTCCCCCTCAAAGCAAAGCGGCGCCGGGGTTGCCCACGACGCCGCCCACCCGTCAATGCGGGTTCAGTTGATCGTGCCGATGTAGCCGGTGAAGCTGACGGACGCGACAAGGGCGTCGCCGCTCTCGGTGATGCTCGCCGACAGGCGGCACTCCGTGACTTGGATGCTGCCGGTCTGACCGTTGGCCGTGACGCTGTAAACCATCGTCCCGCACCACGGGCCGAAGCCGCCCGGGTTGGTGGTCGTGCCGCTCGCCACGCTGCCGAGCTTCATGATGAAGTCCAGCGGACGGGAGCTGCCAGCGTTGGAGAAGTCTTCGGCCTTGACGGTCAGCGAGAACGACCCGGTAACCGGGGCTTCGTCGCCGTAGACGTAGGACTTGAACGCGCCACGGTGGATGATCGTCGCGGTGCTCTTCCCGGCCTCCTGCAAGCCGTCGATCGAGAAGTCGCCCACGTCGTCAAACGTGATGGAAGCGGGGGTGGGGGTTGCGCCGTCGGAGAAGGTGACGGTTGCATGCTGCTTGGTGAAGAAGGACAAGGTCGCCTCCCTAGGCGTCTGAGGAATGGATCGCGGTTAGAGCGAGCTCCACCGCATAGACGGCCCCGTCTTGGGACGTGCCGAGGTAGGTAACCCGATCGCAACGGATCGTGGCCGGTCCAAGGTCTGCCGACACGGCAGAACGCACGAGCTCCGACACGTCAAACGCCCCGTCACAGTCCGCCCAAACGTCGTCAAGGTTGGGCCGGATCCGGTAGAGGAACGAAAGGCGGTAGGTCGACAGGGTGAAGACTTGGCCCCGGTTGCGGTCGCCCGGCGTCATGTCTTGCGGCTCGAGGTAGTAGACGAGATGCGGGGAGATGAAGCCCGGAGCCTCCACGTCAAGCGTCAGAGCCTCGCGCAAGTGCGTCTCCCCCGTTCCTTGAGCGTAGGCTGACAGATCGATCGCTTCAATGGCGGTCGAGATAGCCGCGCGGATCGTGGCGATCTTGCCCGGCATCAGAGAACCCGCCGCCGGTTGTGGGCTCCGTAATACCAATTGGGCGCGCCGCTGCGGGACACGATGCCGCCGCCCGGGCTTTTACGCTCTTCGTCGTCCGCCACGCCGTCTTGGTCAAAGTCCTGCCGGTAACGGACGCCAGCCCATGCGGTGTCCGCGCGGCCCTTGTGTTCGTCCGAGAGGGCTTGGTAACGGTCTGCACCAACGCCCGAGCCCGTGAGCAGGCTGCGGAAGACGTAGTAAAGCGAGAGCTCCCGGACGAAGACGCGGAGCTGCGTAGGCTCCACGATCGCCTCCGGCCATTGTCCGGTGGAGACCATGGCAACGAGGGTGTCCGCCCATGCCTCATCGATGAAGCCTTGAAGGCTTGACGCCGCGTTGCCCATGGTCGTTGCAAGACGCGGGTGGACGGCTTCAAGGTCCGCTTGGGTGACGGGACAATGCAACGCCTTGCGGGCTACATAGGCTTCACGTCGTCCGGTGACCGTGCGGCCGGACTCCACAAGAACCCACTCTTCCCGGTAGCTGTCGCCGAAAGAGAGCGTGTCCGGGAGCGAGAGCGCGGGGACCGTAATGGTTGCCACGCTCGCAGAGATCGTGACAGAGCCCGTGTAAACGACGGACCCGCCCGGGTCATAAAGGGTGAAGGTGCCGGACGACGGTGCCACAAGGGAACCGCCGATCCGGGCTTCAAGGCGCGTGGTGTGGGCCACGCCGCGTTCGTAGACTTCGGGAGCGCGAAGCCGGAAAGTCAACCCAACGTCAGACGGGATCGGCATGGCTTCGCACTCCTTCAGTTACCTAACGCGCCACGATCAGATCGCGATCGTCCACTTGCAGACGAAGTTCCACGTCCCCGCCACGTTGGCGAAGATCGCGGCCTTGTTCTGCTCCACGGTGCCAACCGTGCTGGCCGACTCGTTCTTGATCGTCAGCGTCTCCGCTGCGTCCGAGAAGTTCACCACGGTGAGGACCATGCCGTGCGTGGCTGCGGCCGGGTAGAGAATGACCTCGCGGCCAGCTCCACCGCAGTCAAGCATGAGAAGGTTTTGGTTGACGGTGTCGAGGTCGAGACCGTAGTTGCCGGTGAGGGTGATCGGACCCGCAAGGTTGACTTGGGCCGAAGCGGCGTCAACGCCGATGACAGACGAAAGGGCCATGATGGCCTCCTGTTACTTCGAAGGGGGGTTGTTCTTCTTTGCGTCGGAACGCTCCACCGCCGCCACGACTTCGCGTTTCACGCTGTCATAGGTGGCCTTGGAGTCTCCGTTGCGGCGTCGCTCTTGGAGCATCGCCGCTGCGGTGCGCTCGACGGCTTCGCGGCTGCGGCTCATGCCGTCACCTTCTTGGCCGTCTTGGGCGCGGAGGGGGTTGGGTTGACTTGCGGGAGCTTCGCCGCCTTGACGGCGTCAAGGCGCGTCCGGGCGGTTGCGGTGTTGGCTTCGCGCATGTCGGTTGGGATGTCGGTTGCGCTGCGGACGTTGTCGAGACGCCGCATGGCGCGCGCTCGCACGTCGTCCAAGACGGCCTGCCGTGGCTCCGGAATGATCCCCGAAGTCACGAGGGCAGCACGCCAGCGGTTGTAGCTGGCGCGGTCGCAGTCGACGGTGGCCGCGTTGCCACGGATCGCCTTGCGCGGCGTGTCCCAAGCGGTGTGGTAGAAGGCCCCGCCCTGCGCGTCAGTCTCGCGAAGGTAGGGGCCAGCCGCCACGCCCGCCGGGAGGTGCGCCCCGTCGACGTGGAAGTCGAGAGGGAGCACAACCGCGCCTTGCTCTTGGAGCTTCGCAAGGGGCCGCGCGTACATCCTCGAGCGCGGTTCGTCGGCCGACACAGTCCGAACCCCGGCGGCACCGGGACGAATCGGGAACGGCTGCAAGACCGGCACGAAGGTAGGCGCGTCCATCCCTTCTTCCACGACTTCCCAAGACCCTCCAACGTCCACGTAATGGACAAGGAAGAACGGGGAGTTGCCCGGGAGGGGCAGCTTCGGACGGTCGATCAAGCCACCAATGGCGGCCGGGCGAGAGTCCATAAGCGAGTCGGAAGGGATGCCCATACGGAGCTCCTAGGTCAAGGTTGGATCAGGTGGCGTTGGAGCGGATCAAGAACTGCGCGAACAGGCTGGCGTCCAGCTTGCCGACACCGACGAAGGCGTTGGCGTCAACGCGCTTGGTGGCCGACTGACCGTCGGTCTTGCGCGTGACCACGATGCCCCACTCCGGGACAAGGATCGGGTTCGCGTCCGACAGGTCGCCCATCTGCGCCGTGCTGCCGACCGCGTAGGCGATCGCGCCGGGCTGGTACGCGAAGCCGTAGTAGTCGCCGCCCGAGAGGCTGACGTCTTGGCTGGCGTAGATGTCGATCCCGAGGAAGGTGAAGCGGAAACCCGCCTCGGCCTGCATGCGCTGGTAAAGCTCAAAGCTCTCCGGGTACTGCAAGGCGGTTTCGCTGCGGATCGAGCTGCGGAGGTGCGCAACCTGAACGGGGTGGAGGACGGCAACGGCTCGGCCGTCGAAGCCTGCGGTCTCCTCAAAGTCGGCGCGCAGAGCGATCCAGTCGTTCACGTCCAGCGTGGCCGCAGGGTCCGCGCTGTTGGTGGCGAAGGTCGCGCCCGTCGTGCAGAGCAGCGAGCGGAGGGTGGCCAAGTAGCTGTCGACCATGTAGCCCGCGAGGTCGTCAACCTTGAGCATGGCGTCGTCTTGGATCGCGTGCTGGAAGGACTCCGAGAACGCGAGGCCCTGACGGCCGATCGTGATGTCGTCAACGCCGACGGTCACGGGGGAAGCGGCAATCGCCTGCGTCTCAGACGCGAGCGAAGCCATGGCCTTGCTCCAGCCGTAGCCGGTGGCGCGGCGGGTGCGGATCGTGTCCGAGCCCGAACCGGCAACGTCGCCAACGGAGGCGATCAGACCGCCGGCGGCAACGTCGAAACGCTCCGCGAGCTGCTGACGGATCAAGCCGGGGAGGTACTGGAAGGAACGGCCGATCGACGACTCTGCGTCAGCGGCCAAAAGCGGGGAGTTGAGAACGGCCACGGTGGCCTCCGGATAGTGCGGGGGTTGCGGTCGCGCGTCCCGGTCTTGCGCCGCCGGTAGGCTGTGTGCGCGGCTGGCGCGTGTGCGCCATGGGGCGAGCCTAAACCCGCCGATCGCCGCGCGTCAAGTCAGCCCGCAGAGTTGGCCCGCAAGAAGTCCCCGGCCTCTTTGACTTGCCCCGAGGACAATAGCCGGGCGTGCTCCCTCAAGACCTCGTTTGGCGAGAGCCTACGGGCCGCTGCGGGCTCTGCCACGGGGCCGCGCGACGTAGAGGGGACCGCCGCCGCCGGACGCGCCACAGGGGCAACGGGGGCCGTCTGCGGAGCAGACCCGCCGAACCACGGGGACAGGGTGGCGTCTTCGCGCGCGGTGGCCAGCCAATCGCCAAACGCGGGCGCGTCTTCGGTCCCTGCCGTCTCTGCCGCGTAGAGGACTTCAAGACGCCGCCGAACCGCCGCGTCCGTGACGCCGTTGGACGTGAAGAGCTCCGCGCGTTCGTTCGTCAAGCGGATCGTCTCCAGCTCCTTGCGGAGCGTCTCACGCTCCGAGCTGACCGCATCGAAGTCAACAGCCTTGCCCTTCCACGTCTTGACTTCGTCACGGAGGATCGCGATCTCCGCGTCCTTCGCGGCCTTGATCTCCTTGACCCGCTCCGAGACGATCCGGTTGACTTCGTCCTGTGAGAACGCCTTGGCCTCTTCGCTCATTCAACCCCCAATGGTTCAGATTTTGTACTTGTCGAGAATGGCCCGCGCCCACGCGCGCCCTTCGTCGCCACCCCAACCGAGCCACGCTTGGTAGCCCTTGGAGTCCACGCCCCACCCGGAGCCCTGCTTGTCGACCTCGTGGCGGTCGAAGTATGCGACCATGCGGGACACGACGTCAAACGAGACCGGCCGACCGTTGGCAAGGTCACGCGCTCGAGCAAGCCCGGTGGGCGTCATGGCGCGTTGCGACGGGGGGAGCTCGCCCCGGATCTCTAGCGCGCGACGTGCGTTGCGACGGACCGCCAGCGGGGGACGGAAGGTGAGGTTCGCGGTCTGCGCTGCCGTAGCCGCGCGGCCCTGCGCTTCGGCCTTCTCCCGGGCTTCGTCTTCGCTGGCGCGGTTGCCGGGCTCAAACGTGTAAACCTTGCCCTCACGGCCCCAACGGTAGCCGTCTTCGCCGTCCACGTTGACACGTTGAACCGGCATATCAAACCCCGCCGGTTTCGGGCGGGGCGGTAGAGCCCTCCACGACGTCCGCGAACAACGCGGCGATCTGATCCTCCGGAACCATCGGCAACGCGATCCGAACTGCCGCAAAGCCCGCCGACTTCGGGAGCTCGCCCTTGGCGACGGCCGAGACAGTAGCCACGAGGAACTCCGCTTGCGCGCCGTTCAAGGCAACCTCCACGGCTGCGGACGCTGCGACGTCTTCCACGGGCGGGGGTGCCGATTGAGCTTCCATGGCTGCGGCGTCTTCCGGCTCTTCGCCCTCTGCGAGCTCCACGGCTGCGGACTCCATGCCTTCGTGCTCCGGGCCTTCTTCGCTGTCGTCTTCCATGTGATAGGCCTCAGACGGTACGCCCTCAAGCAGAGCTTGGACTTCGGCCAGCTCCGAGCGCAGCGGCCCGGCTTGCTCAAGGATTGCGTCAAGCCGAAGAACCGCTGCCTCCACCGAGGGTGCTGCAAGCCCGGCCTCACGCTGGATGCGGGCCAGCTCAAGCAGGGCCTCTTCGCGACTCATGCCCGGGTTGCGCGCCATCATGACGTCCGAGGAAGACGCGAAGCCGTTCTTAAGGCTCCACTCTTGATCTTCCCGCTCCGCGCGCTCTTCGTCGGGGGACTTGCCGACCTCGTGGTAAACGATGCCAACGCCCGCCGGGTCAAGGCCCGCAAGGTACGCCGCGTGGCGCACGGTGCGGAGATCGGCCTTGCGGCAGAGAGGCCCGCGCCGCCGCTGCTCTTCGCGCTTGGTCTCGTTGGTGAGGTGGATCGCAACGCCGCTCATGGGGTTGGCCCCGGCCCGCACGGCGTCCGTTGGGGTGATCCCCATGTCGGCCGCGAGCTGCGAGCTGTACGCCATGGCGTAGGCCTGCAGGGCCGGTAGGGTGTCGACCTCCCCGATCTCCGTGACGGACGGCTGGACGCCCGATTCCAAGGGGACGTGGTAGACAAGATCCCCCGGCTCCGCGTCAAGGCTCATGGTCTGCATGCCGTCGTCTGTCCCACGCACGGTAGACCCGATCGGCTTGGCGTTGAACACAAGCGCAACCTTGCCGGTAGCGTTGAGGGCTGCGCGGTTGCATGCCGAGAAGAGCATCATTGCTTGTAGGGTGCCGCGCGCCACGCTTCGGCCGCGCTGCCAGTTCCACAGATCCCCAACGTCCCACGAGCGGTGGATGGACCACGGCAGGAACGGGGAACCGTTCAGCCGCCGCCACGGGTAGGTGTCCCCCTCGAGGGCGTCCGAACCCGTGGCCTCAAACGTGACGTCACGGCCGAGCTTGCCCGAGCCTTCGGCAAGGTAGACGCCCCACGAGGGGAAGGCCGGATCGCTGACGTCCCAAACGTCCCACGTGTAGACCGCCTCTTGGTTGATCCGCCGGATGCGAAGCCGCCGCATGACCACGGGCTCTGTCGGATCGTCTTGGTGGGCCGTGGCCCAAAGCCGGTGGGACGGCACGACGGAGAACGAGACAAGATCGTCGGCTTCTTCCCCTTCCCCGCTCCCCGGCTCCACGAGGACGGCGCAAGAACCGCACGTGTAGGTGAGGTACTCCGCGTGCTGTTGCTTCGGCCATAGGTCGTCGCACAGCTCCGCAAGCGGGGCCGCTGACAGGCCAACAAGGGTGGGCGCGCGGCCGTAATGTCCGGGCGTGCTGACGGCATGGCCGATCGCCGCAAGGGCGTTGCGGGCCGTGTCGGGAGGGCCCCAACGCGCAAGCCGGTCCCGGCTGACGTATTGCTGAAAGTAGTCCTCAGAGATCGCGTCCACGTCCTCCATCGCGATCAAGTAGCGGACCTCTTGGACGCGCACGCGCTCCCGTTCGTAGTCCGGGAACATCTCGATCGCTGGCGTGAGGTTGACGTTTGCGCCGCTCATTTCCTGCCCCCGGATGCGCCGTAGCTGGCGCGGATGGAGAAGCCGATCCGTCTCTGCGTTCCCTTCTCCAACGCATAGCGCGCGGCGTCAAGGACGTCCTTGTGGGGGTCTCGACTGTCCCCCTTGAACCGCCTAACCGCCTCCACGAGAGCGTTGCAACGCGGGTGGATAACGGCGCGCCCCTCCGCAAACGCGGCGTTGAGAAGCCCCAGCCCGTACCACACCGAGCCCGAGCCCTTGACGGGGGTATGGATCACCCGGGCCCGCTTGTCGTTGGAGCTGATCCCCGCTTGATACCACAGCTGCGCGCGGAGGATCGCGTTGCTCTTGGACTTCATGTGCCGCCCGTCGCCCGTGTCGCGGTCCCCGATCCATTCGTCCACGTGTTCGTATTTGAGGCCCACGCTGGCAAGCATGTCAAGGATCGCCTTGGCGTCAATCTCCGGGGATGACACCTCCTGCCCTCCGGCTTCGGCGATGAACCAGTAACGCGGGGAGTCGGTGGTTCCGCCGGACACGGCAAGCAGGACCGCCCATTGCTTCCCGATGACGATCCCGTGGTCGATCCCCACCACGATCTGACAGTCCGCCGGGAGGTCGCGAAGCTCGAACGGTTGCGTAGCGTTGTCAGTGAAGGCGGTAAGGTAGCGATCCTTGACGACGGGTTCCCACGCTGCCTTGACCCGCATGGGAACTTCCACTTCGGGCCACGCCTTGATCGCCGTCTCGATCCGCTCTGCCGTGAGGAACGGCCGCGCGTAGCCCTCAGGCCATGCGTTCTCCGGCGTCATGGCCGCGTAATGCTCCGAGAAGACGCCGCCGTCTACAAGCTCCCGGAGCCAACCTTGATCGGGCATGTTGAGGGTGGGCGTGAAGGCGATCGTGAAGGTGCCGTTGTGGCGGAGCAAACGCGGTTGGAGCTCGCCGTAAGCCCGGGCCGGTGACGGTTCGTCGCAGTAGACCGCGTGGATGGTCGCCCCTGCCAAGGTCTGCGGGTCTTGCCGGTAGGTGCGGAGAGAGATCACCGAACCCGCGCCCGGGCCCTTGACGAACCGGATCGCGGGGATCTTCGCGCCGCGGACTCCTTCCCCCTGGACGAAGTAGATCTTCGGGTCAATCTCGTGCTTGGGTAGAATGTCCCACAGCTTCTCAAGGATCGCCCCGGGTTGGGCCATCTGTTCCAAGGACTCCGAGACAAGCATGACGTTGATCGGGCCAGCGTGGCGCCGGGGCCGGTAGGGGTTGGTGCCCCGGATCTCGTGGAGAAGGTCCGCAACGAGGACCGTCGTCTTCCCCACTTGGTTAGCCGCGCGGATCAAGCGGCACGTTGAGCCGTCCGCAAGAACGCCACGCTGCCACGGGGACCACGACGCCCACGCAAGCGGGTCGCGCTCCACAAGCCCGGCCACCTTGGCCCACGCTCCGATCCCCGCCATGGTCAAGCGACAATCCCACGCTTGCGGAGGACGGCCACCACGTCAGCCGCCAGCGCCGCCGGGAGGGCATGCGCCGCCGTCACGAGCTGTTCCCGGATCTCTTCGGGCGTCATGCCGCGTTCGTCGCGTGCGCGCTCGAGGGCCGCGCGGAGGTCACGCCACACCTCGTCCTGCATGCGGAGCAGCGCCACGCGCCCCGAGTCCGAAGCGGCGTTGGGGAGCTCCGCTTGGGTCTGCCCCCAGCGAAAGACCCAGTAGTCTAGCTCCGTTGCCGTCAGCGGATCGAAGGTGCGCCCCTCCGCGTCGTCCACCTTGGGCGGTGGGGGAAGCATGACGAGATCCCCAACGCCCTTTGCGGCCTTGCGCTGCGCTTCGCCCCACCAGCGGGACAGGGTGGAGGCGTGGACGCCGAGCTGACGGGACAGGCGTTGGAAGTTGGGCTGCGCGTCGGTGCCCTCCACGCTGGCGCGCATGACGTCCAACGCTTCGGCCTTCTCTTGGCGGTTGATCATTCGTCCCCCTTTGCATGCTTGCATGGTTGGTTGCCGGGCTCGAGGTCTGCAAACGACGGTCGTAGCGCGCGCAAAACGCGAGAGGCGGGGACCCCCGCCCCCCCTGCGCCCTCGGATACACCCCTTTGGACGCCTATTTCGGCCATTTCGGCCACTTTCGGCCCCTTCGCGTTGCGCTTCGTTGCGTTTCGGGTTGCATCCTTGCCGCCCTCGTTGGACTTCTCGTTGGACGCAGCCCATACCGCCAGCCCAAGGGCTTCGGCCGCATGATCGGGCGCGTTGCGAACCGCCGCCGGGAGCGTCAGCCCGTGCGGTTGCCATGCCTCCAGCGGGACGCCCGGTGAACGGTCCCCGCGCAACCAGTCCAACGCCACCCGCTTCGCCCGCTCCCGCTCGAGGGCCACGGGCCGCCCGAAGTAGACTGCCCGCCACGTCGACACGTCCGGCCGCTGTACCGCCACGCCTTGAGCCTCGAGCACGCCAACCGCCACGCCAGCCGCCGTTGCCAACGCTACGGGCGCGGGACGGCCCCTGTAAGGCCGCACGGCTTCACACGCCGCCACGGTAGCCTCCACGCCCCGCAGCGACGCCACAAGGGCCATTGCGAGCGTTCCGTGGCGCGTCACCCGGTACGCCTCCCCGTCCGCCTCGTGGAGCTCCACACAAGCCGCTAGGGCCCTCCACCACGCCAGCCGAACCGTACCTGCCATGAGATCCACGACGGCCAGCCCGCCAGCCCGTGAACCCGGGTCCACGCCCACCGCTGTTCCACGTGTTCCTCGTCTGTTCCACGTCTGTTCCACGTCGATCTCCCTGCCCGTTACAGGCTGTTCCACGTGTTCCACGTCCTTCTAGAAGATCATCATCTACAGGACACACACACACACACGCACACACGCGCACATGGGGTCTGGGGGGTGTTTTTAGCCCCGAGACGTGGAACACGTGGAACGCCCTGTAGCCGCCTAGTAGATCGGCCTGTTCCGCGTCGGTGGAACACGTGCCACACGTGGAACGCCCCGCCGCCCTCACGGCGTCACCTTGCGAGACCAAACCCGCGCAGAATGGCCGCGAACCTTGCGAGGTTGGCAACCGAACCGCCGAAGCAGCGCGCCCACCCGCTTACCGTCCCGGGTGTTGGCGTCCTTGACCTCGATGCCGATCCCCTGCATGACGTCCAAGAGCGTGAACTCATACGCCCTGCCCGCAAGCCACTCCTTGACCGGCCCGCTCCACGGGTCGTCCACTTGCCACTCTGCGGCCTCGGCCTCTTGCTCTTCCCGCCATTCGGGCGACAGGTGCCACGGCTCGCCCGCCAAGTAGAGCTTGAAGGCTTCGGCCCACAACTGCAAAACCGCCGCCTTGAGCGCATCCAGCCGGAACGGCCCCGTGGTCCCCGTCTTGACCGGCCACCAACGGCGGGAGCCCGTAGGGTCGTTCAACAGCTCCACCTCGTTCGTGGTGCCGACGAAGACGCAGCGGCGGGGACGCTCGATCACGTTGCGCCCGTAGGGTGGGCGGTAACGGTCGACCCGGGAGGTGATGACGCTCTTGATCGTTGCGCTGTCTCGCCGGTTGTTCCATTTCTCGACTTCGGCCAACTCGATCAAAAGCGCGCCGTCCAAGGACTGATAGAAGTCCTTGGAGCCCGGATCGGCTTCGGTGTCCGTGTAGAACCCGCACGGTGCCAAGGCCCGGATCGCGCTTGACTTGCCGTCTCCCTGCCTGCCTTGGAGCACGAGCACGGTATCCACCTGGCATGCGGGACTCATGGCCCGCGCCACGACGGCCACGAGGAACCGCTTGGCGTACTCCCGCGCAAGGGGCCGATCTTCCACGCCAAGGAAGTCCGCCAGCCAATGCGGCGTCCGCTCCACGCCGTCCCACTCCGGCAAGCCCAAGAAGAAGTCCATGACCGGATCGAAGGCCAGCCGCCGCGCCGCCGTGGCCATGGTCCGCTGGATCTGGTCGACCGTCCATTCTGCCCCGAGCTCGTTGGTCAAGGCGATCTGGATGTCCGTGTAATCTTCATCCCGCACGCCGCGCCCGTCGTACTCGATCGCGCCGGTGAAGCCGTTGTAGCGTGCCCGGCCCGCGAACTTGGGGTGGTGCTCGAGGACCACGGCAAGGTTGGCCGCCGTGCGCTTGGGCTTGCCGAACTCGTCCATGTCAAGCGAGCCCATCCACGCCAGCACGGCGGGGCCGTCCTCGCCGAACGGGTCACGCTCCACCACGCGCAAGCCCTTCGCCGCTGCCCGGAGCTCCTGCTTCAGCGACCGCGCGCGGGCCGTCCATTCCTTGTCCAGCTCCAGCCGCCCGAGCTGCGTAAGCGACCCGCCAACGTCAGCGGCCGCGTCTGCAACGAGCTCCGGCCACCGCTCCGCACGGAACGTAGCCCAAGCGGCCCCACGGTCCGCAGCGTCCAAAACGTCGTCTATTGCCCTCGTCAGAGGGCTGTGGTAAGTGTCCAACGCGGCTTCCTGTCGCATCCTCGCTCCTTGTGTGTGTCCATAGCCCGCGCCCATCGGTTCCCCGCCGGTGGGCGCATCCATTTAGGTTCCCGTCAACGCTCGCACGGCCTTGGCCTCCATGACAGGGGCCGAACCGTCAGCGGGCCAACGCCACGCCCGGGCGTAATGCCAACTCTCCGGAAAAGCCGGAAGGTCTTGCCGCACCCGCCGCCCGACCGCCAATAGCACTCCGATAAGGTCAGCCGCCGCCCCGCGCGGCAAGTGCTCCGGAGCCTTGGCGAGCTCACGCACGGCCTTCCGGGTGGCCTCCGGAAGTCGGGAGATCGGCCCCTGTAGCCGCGCCCCTAGCCGCTCCAGCTCTGCGCGCTGCTTCGTGGTGGCGGGGAGCTGGCGAGCCTCACCCACCACGCGCTGCGCTTGGACGTCCAGCCCGAGCTCAAGGGCTTGCGACACGAGCTGCGCCGCGAAGGCGTCCGCTTTGCCCGCCGCCGTGGCGATCCCCTCCAGCCGCAACGCCTCCACGGCCTCTTCCGAAGCCATCGCCCGCACTGCTTCGTCGGCCGCTTGCCCCTCCAGCTCCGCAAGCCGCTCCGGAGTCGAGAACGCCTGCAAGGGACACAGCGAGAGGGGATCGAAGATCGTAGCCCGTGCCTTCCCCGGGTACGTCCGAAGCACGCGCCCCGCCTCTTGGACTAGTCCGAGGGCCGACCGTGGACGCCGCAAAGCGATCCAGCGGAGCCACGGCAAGTCCACGCCCTCCGTCAAGAGGTTGACGTGGACAAGGGCGCGAAGCCGTCCGCTCTTCAGCCACGAGAGATAATCAGCCAAGTCCCGCTTGCTTGTCAGCCCCGAGACCGCCGCAGCGGGCCAACCTTCGGCCGTCATTCGGGCCGCGTAGTCTAGGGCATCTTCGATCCGCTCTGCCGACACGATCCCCGGCCCCTCCGGCCGCTCCCGGCGCAGCATTTCCAACAACGCCGCGTCCACGCCTTCGTCCTCACGGTGCCACGTCACGACGTCCGCCGGGACCACGACGCCATCGCCGAGGGCGTCCGCCAGCCCGTAGCGGTAGAGAAGCGGAGGATCCCAACCCGGGATCGCCCCGTCCGTCCGCCAAGGGGTGGCGGTGAAGCCAAGGCGCGCCCGAGGGGCCAACAAGTCCGCCGCCGCCCGCACCACGTCAGAGGCTAGGCCACGGTGGCATTCGTCAGCGATCCACACGTCCGGAGCCCCGCGCCCCGCCTCCATGGCCTCTGAGACGAACCGGGGGAACGACGCCACGCAGCACACCACGACCCGTCGCCCTGGCTGCTTGTGGGCCGCGTAGAACAGCCCAACGGCGTCCTCCCCAAGCCGTGCCGCCAGCGTGGCCCCGAGCTGCACCACGAGGGCCGCTGTGGGGACCGTCACGACCGCCCACGCGCCGTCCCGCTCAAGGACCGCCCGCAAGACCTCCGCTTGGAGGATCGACTTCCCGGAGCCTGTGCAAGCCTGCACGACGCGCCGCCCGCCCGCGCGGACGGAGTCGACGCAGAGCGGGAGGGCTTCGGCCTGCCAGCGGCGCAAGGTCGTCACGTGGCCCGCCAAACCAACCCGTCAGCCGCCACAAGGCCCGCCAGCGCAAGCCGCTCCAGCGACGGCCCCACGTTGAACGACGTGGCCGCGCGCCGCCGGAGCTCCCGCACGGTGCAAGGCCCGCCGTCGTCAAGGGCTGCAAGGACGGTCCAATCTTGACCCATCAGACGGTTTTGATCGGGCGGCTGATAACTGCCGTCACGCGCCGCCGGACGTGGCCGCGAAGGCTTCGGCGTGACTTTGGCGGGCTTGGGCGGTGGGATCATTTCCACCGCCACGTAATACGTGGCCTTGACCGGCCCGGGCTCAAGGTAGCCGAGCTTCCGAAACGCCGCAGCCATGGCCGTTGCCTTGGTCTGTGGGACGCCCAACGCTTCGGCCAGCTCCTTAGAGGTGATCGGGAGCTTGCCCGCCTTGGCGTGCAGACCGAGCAGGACTTCGGAATACTTGGACACGGTCAACCCCTCAGAACGGAATGTTGGCGTCCGGCTCGCCCGTGTAACCGGCAACCGGGGTGGCGTGCTCCGTGGCCGCACGGTCGATCAAGCGGGCCGTCTGTGACGCCACGATCACTTGACGGGACTTCTCTTGTCCGTCCTTGCCGGTCCAAGTCTCTGTCTCGATGTGCCCGACCACGAGGACTTTGGAGCCCTTGCGCGCGTCCTTGCCGAGCCATTCGGCCTCACGACCAAAGACCTTGACGGTGTGCCATTCGGTGACGTTGACGTAGACCTCACCACGCTTCGCGCGCCTTGTGGTCGCTACGTTCATGCTTCCAAAGTGGTTGCCGTTAGGGCTTTGCCGGATCTCCGGCTCCCGCCCGAGGTTCCCGATCAGCGTGACTTGACAGAGCATCTTGCTTCCTCCCTCTCTTGTTTGACTTCTTCGGCAAGGGCCGCACGCATGGCGGCAAGGACCGGGTTGCGCCCGTTCATGCTGTGGAGCTCCACCAACCGCAGCCGCTCCGCTTCGACGCGGTCTTCCAACGCGCCGTCACGGATGCAAGCCATGGCCATGTCGTAGAGCTCCGACCACTTGCACGGAACGCCAGCCTCCCGGGCTTCGTAGGCGCACGCCTCCGCGACGTTTGCGCGGGCTTGGTGCAGCCGCTCCAGCTTGACCGGGGCCATGAGCTGCACGCGGTCCCCAACCCCGATGGCTCCCGCCGCCGTGCGCAACCGTCGCCAGCCCGCCCTTCCCTGTATACGTTTTGTCCCGAGCACAGCGGCCGACAGTAGCCCAACGCCGTTGCCGCCCTCGTTGCAGGCGTGGCACAACCACAGCGGCCCGTCGAAGCGGAGCGAGCCCAACCGGCCCCGCCTGTCGGCGGTCTCGTGCGAGCACAGCGGACACGTCGACAGGCCCAACCGCCCCGCAAGGGTGGCCGCGTCCATGTCCGCCAGCTCGTCAATCCATGTGCCCATGCGCGCCCCTTGCACCGAAGACTGACACAGCGCAAGGCAAGCCCGCAAGAAAACCACACACGGACGGAACCTGTCCGCACGTCCACGCGCCCCGCCGTCGCTGTGGTATACGGGCTGCGGAGGTTCCCCAATGGTCGACTATCTTGCGCTGATCAAGATTTCCGAAGCCGCCCACAAGTCCGGCCTGTACGCCAAGTTCAAGTCCGCAGAGCAGGTCTTTGCCGTCATGGCGCGCGGGGCCGAGATCGGCTTGCCGCCCTTCACCGCGTGCGAGGTGTTCCACGTCATTCAAGGGACGCCCCGGATCGGCAAGTCGGGCCTTGCCATGCTCCTTGGGATGCACGGCTACAAGCTCACGTGGAAGCAGAACGACGCGGCGGCGGCGGAAGTTGTCGCCAGCCACCCGCAACGTGGCGACTTTACCAGCCGCTTCACGCTCGAAGACGCGAAGCGTGCCGGGTACACCAAGAACCCCAAATACAACACCGAGCCCGCCGACATGCTCGCCAGCCGCGCCCTCTCCCGGGTGGTGTCGACCTTCGCCGCGCACGTCCTTGGCGCGTCTCCGCTGCTCCTCGAGGACGACGGCCCCGCGCCTGCGCCCGTGACCATCTCTGCGCCCGCCGTGCTGGCCCTTCCCGCGCCGCCCGTGGTGGACGTGGCCGAAGTGTTGGAGCTGCCCGCCCGCGCGCCCACAGAGGCCAATGCGGCCGTTTCCAAGGCGTCCACGTGGCTTGAGGCCAAGGGCCTGCTTGAAACCGCCGTGGAGGCCTTCGGGCCGGTAGCCGGGTGGACGGATGAAACGCTCGCGGAGGTGCGCGCTTGGGCCACCGCCCGCGCCGCCGCTGCCACCGACGGAGGTGCCGCGTGAACCTCGTTCGCCCCACCTACCTTGCCTTGGCTTCGGACGCCTGCCCGCATGCCGTGACGCTGGCCGAACAGGGTGCTCCCCGAGACCGCCGCCACTTTGCCGCCGGTCAAGCGGCCCACACGTACCTTGAAGCCGTGGCGCAAGGACAAGACCCGGACGTTGCCGCCGCCGACCTGTTCGCCAAGGGGCGTGACGGGGTGGACGCGGAGGGGCCCTTGCCGTTGGACGCCATTGCAGAGGGCGTGGAGCTCGCCCGTCGGTGGCTCTCGAAGCACGGCCCGCCGCCCGCCGGGGCTCTGATCGAGGTGCCCTTGTCAGACGGGGTGCTGACGACCCGCATTGACGTAGGGTGGCTGGAAGAAGGGGAGGCCGGGCCGGTCGTCGTGATCCGCGACTGGAAGACCTCGTGGCGGGACGACGAAGGGCGGGTCTTGCGGACCCAAGCCAAGGTTCAGATCCTTTCGGCCCTTGCCACGTGGCCCGAAGCCGCCGCCGTCCGGGTGGAGATCGCCAACCTACGCCTTGGTGCGGTCTTCGGCGAGACAGTCCAGCGTGACGACGTCCGGATCGAGGGGTGGCGCGCGTTGCTCCATGCTGCCGCGAAGGCCCTGCAAGGGGAACGCCGCGCGTCTCCGGGGCCGGTCTGCCTGTCGTGCCCCTACGTGCTGGCATGCGCCCACGCTGACAACGCGCCCGGGGAGGTCGTCGGGGAATGGATCGCCGCCGCCGCCCGCGCGGACGCCTTGGAGAAAGCCGCCCGTGACGCCACGACGGAAGGACCGATCGCCGGGGTTGGTTGGTGGGCCACGGAGACGCGGACGCCCGTGGAGGGTGCCGCCGCGCGCCTTGCCGAACTGATGGGCTGGCCGGACGCTGCGGGCCTGCTTGAGCGGCTACGCCTTGGAACCGCCAACGTGGAGGCGGGGTTGAAGACCGTCTTTGCAGGGCGCACGGGAGCGGCAGAACGTGAGGCCCACCTTGCGGAGCTGCTCACGACGAAGCCCTCCAAGCGGTGGGGCGTGCAGAAAAGTTGAACCGGCTGTGTGTTTCCTCTTGCGTCCCTCTGTCGCTGTGGTAAACAGGCGGCACACACAAGGGGAAACACAATGGACCGCTTCGCCGCTTTGCTTGCCGCTCTTGCCGACGGGTCAGAACAACCCGTCGCCGCCTACCAACGCGCCGCCCTTGGCCTGCCGCCGATCCGGGTGATCGATGTGATGGGGGCCCACCGTCGGGGGCTCGTGACTGTCCGCACGTTGGGCGAGGGCTACCTTGTCGCTCTGTCGCTTGGGGTGATCAATGCTTGATCTCACGATGCTTTACAAGACCTTGGTTGGCGGCTTCATTGTCGCGTGGATCGGCGTTACCGTGACGCTCCTGCCGTGGTCCGAGCGGGAGATCCTCGCGCTCCGTCGCACGGGGATCGCCCTTGGTGCCGTGCTTGCCGACAAGGCGCGCGCCGCTTGGCGGAAGGTGCGGCCATGACGTCCGCCGCCGTCCAGCTCCGCGCCGTGCTCGATGCCTTGGAGGCCCGCCGCTGGCACGTCACAGACGTTGACCTGTGCGGGGAAGCGTTCGACGTGGACGTTGACCTAGGGCGCGGCGTCGACCTCACGATCGCGTGGATCGATGGTCGCCACGTCCTTACCCCGTTTGGCCTGTCGCCCGCCCGCGTGCCCATCGTTGCGGACTCGTTGGGCCATGCGCTGCTCAAGCTTGACGCCTTGCTTGCCGAGTTGGCCCCATGAACCGGGCCCAAGACGAAGAACTGCGCGTCCTCGTGGCCACCTATGCGGCCCTCCGGGAGCATCATCGCAAGGCCGTTGCTGACCGCGCGCCCGGGCCCGTCTGCCGTGACCTTCGG